TATGACACCTCAATGACACCTGATCCTGTCAAAACACCTGACTTTAAGGTATCAACACGCATCTTTGAGGTTGAAAACGATGTTAAGTGGGGTCGTTTAGGTGATTGTGACGATTATTTCTGGACGACACCTGATGAACGAGGACAAAAATAGGTATATTTTACATTGGATACGTCAATTATCCAAAATTCGACCAGAATTGGGTAATTTTGCAATTTGTCCTTATGCTTCTGGTGCTAAATTTCGCATCGAAGAGAAAAAATTAAATGAAATTGTACCAAATCCTCATTTTGATGTTATAATTCATGTAGTAGAGGACGATCTTGATGCTCAATTTCTCTATGATGCTGTTGATGACTATAATCGGAACTATCCAGACTATAAATTCATTGCAGATCATGGAAAAACGAAGACATACATACAAGGAATCCAAACAAGTAACGGAAAATACAATTTAGTGCTGTGCCAACCAAGAGAAGAACTCACAGAAGCACGAAAAAAGTTGGCAAAAACCAATTATTACGACCATTGGGAACAAAATTACCTTGAAGAGGTCTTAGAAGATGATTACGGAGTCATTGATGACAGAGAAACACGTTAAAAATGCCCATATGGGGCAACATTTACTCATTGAAGTGTATAATGTATCCTTTGATAAGTTAAATGATAAGGAAAAAATAGAAGAAACAATGGTAAGAGCAGTTAAGAGCGAAGGATTGACTGTTCTTAACACTTTTACTCATCAATTTGAACCTTATGGAGTGACTACTCTCATCTCTTTGGCAGAGAGTCACCTTTCTTGTCATACTTGGCCAGAAAAAGGGTGTGTAGCAATCGATATTTTCACTTGTGGAAGCAAAAATCCACGTAGTGTAGCATGGTGGATACTAAATTACTTTGATAGTGATGATTATATTATGAATGATTATGCAAGATAGGGTATAAATAAAATTAAAAGTAGTAATAATGGCGATTCAACGCAAATCAAGGGCATTTAAGGATATAAGTCTTTCTTTTTCACCACATCCAGTGACAAAAGACCTACCTGTGCTTGTAAATGAACGTGCGATTGCCAGATCAGTTCGTAATTTAGTAGAGACAATACCAACTGAGAGGTTTTTTAACTCTCTTCTTGGCACTGACATACGTGATTCTTTGTTTGAGAACTTTGATAGTCTAACAGTCACTGTAATAGAGGATCAAATACGTCAAACAATACGTAACTTTGAACCAAGAGTGGGTGAAATTGGTGTTGAGGTGAATGCTTTTCCTGATAATAATGAAATTGAAGTTAGAGTCATCTTTGAGATAGATGGACTAGACCTTCCACAACAATCATTTACTTTTATTTTAGAACCAACAAGATAATATGCCGTTTACTCAATTTACAAGTCTAGACTTTGAGGAAATCAAAGTACAAATTAAAGATTTTCTTCGATCAAACTCAAATTTTACTGATTTTGACTTTGAGGGGTCTAACTTTTCAGTTTTAATTGATACTCTAGCATATAACACCTATATTAATTCTTTTAATGCTAACTTAGTTGCAAATGAGTCATTTTTAGACTCAGCAACCATTCGTGAGAATGTTGTTTCGTTAGCAAGAAACATAGGTTACGTACCACGCTCAAAAACCGCTGCAACAGCAAAGATTAAATTAGGTGATATTGACTTAGGAACAACAAATGACAGCACTCCTAAGTTCATTACACTCCGTCCAGGACTTGTTTGTATTGGTAACGTAGAAAATACAGTTTTTCGCTTTTCATTGCCTGATAGTATTGTTTCAACAAGAGTTAAGGATATTGGTGGAACATCATTTGCACAATTTGATGACGAAATTACAGTTTTTGAGGGAACTTACTTAACAAGAACATATCGGGTTGATACATCTACAGATCAAAGGTACATAATTGATAGTCCAAACATTGATAGTTCAACTTTAAGAGTATTTGTTGCAGGATCGAATGAATCGACTATTGGACGTAATTATAAAATGGTTGATAATATATTATCTCTAGATAAAAACTCTGAAATATTTCTTGCACAAGAAGTACAGGACGAAAAATATGAGATTTTATTTGGTGATGGGTTATTTGGTAAAAAACTAGAAACAAATCAAGTTATTACGGCAACTTATATTGTATGTGAAGGAAGTGATGGTAATGGTCCTTCTAATTTTAGTTTCCAAGGAACTTTCTTAAAAGATGATGGTAGTTTCTTCACTCCAATTGATAGTGTAGATATAACAACCACTCAGAATGCTCAGAATGGTGCAGAAGTTGAAGATGTGTCTTCTATTAAGTATTTTGCTCCAAGACTCTACTCAGCACAATATAGAGCAGTTACACCAAGGGATTATGAGGCAATAATCCAAACAATATTCCCACAGACTGAATCAGTATCAGTGATTGGTGGAGAAGAGTTAGACCCACCACAGTTTGGTAAGGTTCAGATTAGTATTAAACCAAAAAATGGTACGTTTGTATCAGATTTTGATAAATCACAAATTAAAAATAAATTAAAGAGTTACGCTATCGCTGGTATTAATTCGGAGATAGTTGACCTTAAGATACTATATGTTGAGATTAACTCAAACATTTACTATAATCCATCTCAAGTTCCTTCAGCAACAAGTTTGAGGACGAACATAATATCTGGATTGAATGCTTATTCTAATAATGTAGAGATTAATAAGTTTGGTGGACGATTTAAGTATAGTAAAATAAATCAACTAATTGACCGTGTTGATGATGCGATTACATCAAACATTACTAAGGTTATCATTAGAAGAGACTTGAAGGCATTGATTAATCAATTTGCACAGTATGAGTTATGTTTTGGTAATCGTTTTAATATAAACCCTGCTGGATACAATATAAAGAGCACTGGATTTACAGTTGCTGGTTCTACTAGCACTGCATACTTTACTGATATACCAAATAAAAATGCTGCTGGCAATTTAGATGGTAGTAATAAAGGTACAATTAGTGTTGTAGCGAAGAATGATAAGAACGAACAGACAGTTCTTATTAAAGAGGCAGGTGGGGTTGATTATAAAAAAGGTGAAGTGTTATTAAATACGATTAACATTACATCAACAACGTCTCAAAACAATATAATTGAAGTTCAAGCATTCCCAGAATCAAATGATGTGGTTGGATTAAAAGATTTATACTTAAATTTTGACGTTTCCAAGAGTACAATAAATACCTTGAAGGACGTAATTGCATCTGGTGAAGATGTTTCTGGAGTTGTATTTACCAGAGATTACTACACATCAAGCTACTCAAACGGAGACTTAGAGAGGAAATAATTTATGTCACAAATTGACAAAAGAATAAAGGTCAATACCATTATTGAAAATCAGTTACCACAGTTCGTGTTAGCTGATTTTCCTAAAGCCACTGATTTTTTCAAGCAGTATTACATATCTCAGGAATACCAAGGTGGTGCAAGTGATTTAATTAACAATCTCACTCAATATCTTAAAGTTGATAACTTAGTTCCTGAAGTTGTTGTTGGTGTTACAACAGCATCTGCGGGTATATCTGCAAGTGATACAACAATTAGTGTCCCAAGTACGAAAGGATTTCCATCTGAGTATGGATTGTTAAAGATTGACGATGAGATAATATCATATACAGGAATTACATCTACTTCATTTACAGGGTGTATTCGTGGATTTAGTGGAGTATCGGGTTATAATGTTGGAGTGTCATCATCATTAATAGATGTTAATAGAGATAGTTTAAATTTTGATGATACAGTTGCTGCTGAACATACATCTGGTTCTACAGTAACAAACTTATCGGTATTATTCTTACAGGAATTTTTTAAGAAGTTAAAGAAAACATTTCTACCAGGTTTAGAGAATGATAAATTTGATGATGATTTAGATGTAGGAAACTTTGTTAAATTTGCTCGCACATTCTATCAGTCTAAAGGTGTAGAAGAATCCATAAAAATATTATTTAAGGTATTATATGGTGTTGATACAAGAATTATTGACCTTGAAGGAAACTTAATCAAACCCTCTGATGCAGAGTTTATACGTCGTGAAGTCGTTGTTGCTGATTTAATAACACTTGATGGTGATCCTCAAAGTTTAACTGGGCAAACTATATTCAAGTCAACTGATACTCGAACAAGTGCATCAGTATCTGAAGTTGAAATAATAAAGAGAGATGGAAAAAATTACTTTAAATTAGCATTATTTGTTGGATTTAGTGACCGTGATTTAATTGAAGGTCAATTTACGATACCAGGAAATACAAAAATTGTAAATCCAGTATCTATTGGTGCATCAATTATAGATGTTGACTCTACTGTTGGATTTGGAACTACTGGTACAGTTATTAGTGGTACAAATAATATTGATTATACATCAAAAACTATAAATCAATTCTTTGGGTGTTCAGGTGTAAACGCAAATATATCAACATCTGATAATCTTAGATCAAATGAAGTTATATTTGGATATGAGAATGGTGATTTAAATAAAAAAATTGAACTTAGAATCACTGGTGTTCTATCTCAATTAGTGCCAATAACAGATATTAATTTGATAAATGAAAATGAAAGATTATTTGTTAAGAACGTAGGTGAAAAAATAGAGAATGATGCTGATAATTATAAACAAATATTTGCAAATTCTTGGATATACAATACAAGTTCAAGATTTGAAGTTGAAATTGCAGGATCGACATTTAAATTAAAAACAAAAATTGATAAATCCTCACTTAAACTAGGTGATCGATTTGATATTCTAAAAAGAAATACTCAAACAAAAGAAGGAAGTGGAGTTGTTGCAAGTATTGACGTTGGTTTAAATCAAATTACTGCAAGTAATATTGCTGGATTTACTCAAATTTCTAATCAAGAATATGATATTCGCAGAATTGTAGAAAAAGTTTCAAGTACTGGTGCTGTTTTAACTGAAGGAAATGATAATATAATCGCTGACACTTTAAATGTGTACGTTGATGGTAATACTGACGGTTACGTTGCATCTAACTCATTACCAAGTTATGATATCACTACAAATATAATTGAAGAAACACTTACTGGAAGTACATCAGCAGGTTTAGACGGATTTAATGCACTTAACCAGAGATATAGTTTTATTAATTTTCCATTATCAAGAAGCATTAAATTTATTCAAGGTGATGAAATTGTATATCAACCAGATGGTGGCAGTTTTATTGGTTTAGATACAGGAAGAACCTATTTTGTTGACCCCGTAATTCCTTCTGATCCTAATCAAGACATTACAAAAATAAGAATATTTAATTCTAATGCACAGATTGGAACAGCAAATACAGTTCAAGTTGGACCTACTACATCTACAACTGATGTTCATAGGTTTGTTCTAAAGAGACATGCATCAAGAAAAATTGGTCCTGATAAGATTTTAAGAAAAATTCCTCTATCACAGAACTTATTTGTCGGTTCTAAGCATCAACCACCCACAAATGATATTGGTATTCTAATTGATGGTGTTCAATTACGTTCACCTATCTCAGATAATCAGATATTCTTTGGTCCATTACAGTCAGTTGAGTTATTAAATGCTGGTGATGGTTATGATATATTAAATCCACCTGTAATTGGTATTGAAACAAGTACAGGAACTGGAGCTGCAGCAGAACCTATTATTGAAGGTAATGTTAAAGAAGTATTTGTTGATCCACAACAATTTGATATTAATACAGTTCAGAGCATTTCACTGACTGGTGGTAATGGAAGTGGGTGTGTATTACAACCTGTTCTTGGAACACGTAATAGAAGTCTTGAATTTGATAGTAGAGATGTGTTCTTTAATGGTGGTGTAGATATTGTAAATGAAAGTATTACCTTTAAAACTGTTCATAATTTAGAAAATGGTCAATTAGTATTTTATAATGCAAATGGTAACACACCAATCGGCATCGGTTCAGCATATGACTTAACAAATACATTAACTGGCACACTTTCTGATGGCGACCCTTACTTCGTAAGAGTTGTTAATCCATCTACTATTCGTATATTCAATAGTAAAAATGATGCTCTTGCAGGAATTGCAGGTATAAACACTGTTGGACTATCAACAGATACCGCAGCAAGTGGTACTCATAAGTTTAGAACAGAAAATAGAAATACACTGATATCAGTTAAAGTTATCGAAAATGGTTCAGGTTACACACATCGTAAATTAAGAGTAAAACCATCAGGTATATCAACATCATTTAACACAGTTAACTTCAAGGGGCATGGATTCAATAGTGGTGAAATAGTTGAATACTCTGCTGAGACAACAGT